CCAATTCCAACATTCCCTGAAGTGTCTATTCTAAATCTTTCTGTTGCATCAGTTGAGTCAAAAATAGATAACTCACCACCATCACATATTAATCTAAACTCGCCTTCACTATTTTTTAAATCAAGACTTGCTTGGTTACCATCATCTGTTTCAACTTTTGCAGATATAGTTGCACCAGAACCAAAAGCGTGTATTTTTTCAGATGGGTTACTTAAACCAACTCCAAAATTACCAGAAGTATCAAATGCACCTGAAGTGCTAGTAGTTGTGTTATCAAATCTTGCAAAAATAATTCTACCGTTTGAAGTACCATTTTGTGCTGTTAGTGTAAGGTCACTACCTGAATGATTTATAAATGATTGTGTATTTGTACCATCTGAGTCTTTAAGTGTAATTCTTGGAAATCCTGAACTTTCTTGTATTAACAAATCACCAGTAATTGTTCCATTACCAACACTTGTAAAACCATCCATATCAACTGTGCCTGTTACATCTATATTTGAACCAAAAGTAGCACCTGCGTTAAATATAGCTTTACCTGCATCTGACATGTCAAGAACTAAAGCTGTTATATTTGAGCTGCCATCAACTCCTTCAAATCTTATATCTGCATCTCCAGTATTAGTTTTTAAATTTAAAGTACCATCTGTATTGTTAAACCTTATTGTATTTGTTCCATTATCATTAAAGAAAATATCACCACCATCTGCATCTAAATAGATATCACCACCAACATCTACAGTTAAATCACCTGCATCTGAAATAGTAGAACCATTAATTGTTATATCGTCTACTGTAAGTGTTGTAAGAGTACCGAGGCTTGTAACTGTTGGTTGTGCTGTAGCTAATACAAAGTCTAGTGTATTATCTGAGTCATCATAACTAACTGTAATACCTGTTTCAGTATTAGAGCCTACCATAGCTCCTACAGTATCACTAATGGTTTCTGCTAGAGTTGTACCATTTACTGTAATTGCATCAGCTTCTAATGTACCATCAATATCTACATCTCCTGATACATCTAATGTAGCTGCATCAAGTTCGCCTGTAATTGTTATATTTCTTGCACCAGTAAAATCTTTATTACTATCTACTACTATAGCTTTTGAAGCCTCTACAGTTCCTGCTGTAGCTACATCTACATAGTTAAGTTCTGTTGTAGTTGCTGTAACACCATCAAGTAAATTAAGTTCTGTAGCTGTTGAAGTTACACCATCTAAAATGTTTAACTCTGCTGCAGTACTTGTAACACCATCTAAGATATTTAATTCAGCAGTTGTAGAAGTAACACCATCAAGTAAATTTAATTCTGCTGCTGTACTTGTAACACCATCTAGGATATTAAGTTCTGCAGCAGTACTTGTTACTGTTGTACCATTTATTGAAAGTGCATCAGTTTCTAAAGTACCATCAATGTCTGCATTACCTGAAATGTCTAAAGTAGCTGCATCTAACTCACCAGTAATAGTAATATTTCTACCACCACTTATATCTTTGTTAGCATCTGTAATAATAGCTTTACTTGCTATAACTGTTCCGTTTGTAATACCATCTATAAGATTAATGTCTGTTGCACTAGCTGTAACACCATCTAAGATATTAAGTTCTGCAACTGTTGAAGTAATACCATCAAGAGTATTTATTTCAGCAGCAGTAGCTGTTACTCCATCAAGAATATTAAGTTCGGCTGCTGTGGATGTTACTCCATCTAATATATTTAGTTCAGCAGCAGTTGCTGTAATTGCTGTACCATTAAAGTTTATAGCATCTACATGAGCTGTTCCATCTATATATAAATCTTTAAATTCAAGTGAGCTAGTACCTAAGTCAATATCATTATCTGTAATAGGAACAATAGCACCATCTTGTATTCTTAATTGTTGTACTGAACTACTTGATACTTCTACATAAAATTCTATATGATTATTTGTAGTATCTATTAAGACTTTGTTGTTTGGAGAAGTTTCTCCTGCATCACCTATTAATCCTATAACTGGTCCACTAGCTGCTGTGCCATCATGAGAATGTCCTGTAGAATTATTAAAAGCATTTACTAATTGATTATATTCATTGTTAAAAAGTGCAGCAGTAATGGTATCGCCATCACTAAATGAACTTTGTCTAGTATATCCTGCCATTTTTTATATCTCCTATTGTCTTCCTGAAGGTCTATATGTTACATATAGTCCATTAATTGCGTATGGTGCATTTGTATCTGCACTAAAAATTTTAAAAAAGTTACTGTGTCCACTACCTGTTAATCCTTGTCTTACTAAAGGTTGTTCAGATGCTCCAAACTTTTGTGAATTAAAAGAAGCAACACCAAATAAAGCTGGTTCTGGTATTTCTGTTAAAACTATGTCAGCAGGTTGTGGAGTACTTAAACTGTCATAATCAAATCTAATTCTAAGTGTTGGTTGTGCATCACCTTCTGGAGTAAAAGCAATTTTTGCATAATCTAAAGTTTTTAATGTGCCTAAATCTCCATAATCAAAATCTGGTGATTGATACTCTGCTTCTATATTTGTAGATGTTCCTGCTGGATTAAAGGCATTACCAGTATCATGATTGTAAATATGTCCATCTCTATCACCATGATAAAATTTTTCTACTCCACTACTATCAAATCCTGATGTAATAGCTGGAGCTTGTATGCCTAATGTTTCTGACCATTCAAAACCATTAGGTCTTAGTGTTCCTATAATTCCTTTTGACCCTGCTGTTGATTGAGTATCAGCACTATAAAACATTCTATATTGTGATTTATCTCTAATAACTACACTACTAAATTGTAAATCTTCTGTATTTAATATTTCGTTTATAATAGGTTGTATAGCTTGACTTATAGTTCCTAATTCAACATCACCAATTCTTGCAGTACCAGCAACTGTTCTAAATCCATCAGGTGCTAAAAATATTAAGTCACCAGCAATTTCTTGAATAGTTTGACCATCAACACAACCTACATTTTTTGTAACCGGCACTACTGCAATAGTACTAGAATTATTTATATTTTGTAATTTAAATATTGAGTTTTGACAAAATATAAATAGTTCGTTACGGAAACTTTTTAGTCCTACTACTTTATCTTCTAATGTTATACTTCCTGAACCTGAACCACTAAAACTATCTATATCTCCTGTAGCACTAAAATAAATAGTATTTGGTGTGCTAGGGTCTCCAGATACTACTAAATGATTATCATGTATAGTACAAAATTTTGCAGTTGTTGAACCACTAATTGTTATTTGACTAACAAAATAAGTTCTTGAGGATAATGCAGTTCCAGTACCTGTCATTTTAAATAAGAAAGGTTTATTGTTACCACTCTTATCTGTTATAATTAACTCACCATAATCTGAAGTACCTTCAAATAATGCAAATTCACATTGGTCTATTGATGTTAATGACAACTCACTACGACCTGAAAAAGTACTAAAATTGTCACCAGAAGCATCTACACTAGCTTTATTTATTTGTAAATAACTTGTACCATCTTGACTAAAAAATATATCATTACCTGCTACAGCTACAACACCATCTGCATAAACTGATAAACCTTCTATATCTTCTGCAGTATTAGGTCTAACAGCACTACCACCACCAAAAACAGTATAACCATTTATTCTTCTATAACCACCTTCAATAGATACCTCAAAGTTTCTTAACTTTGTTGCAACTCCGGGGGTTCTTAATAATGCTAATGAGTTTGTAGATTTATTTAGACCACCTTGTAATGGTACTGAAAATGGTAAAGAAGCTGCCACTAAAAATATCTCCTATCATCTGTCATATATTTTGGTTGAGGATTAATTAAATTACTTTTCATAGACCTCAATGCTTTTCTATAATCATCTTGTGCCATAGCAGCTTGTTGAATATTTTCTTTAAATTGATGTACATAATATCTAGTTCTAGCTGTTATAACATTACTATATTGTTCTGGCATTGGTATAGTATCATTATGAGCTGATAAAGGTGTTGGTTTTTCAAAAGCGTAAAAATGCACATTATATACTTTATCTGGTATAGGACTTAATCCAAATTTTCTATGGTCTGGACTTTTAAAAACATAAAAAGGTTCTCCATGAGATGCATCTGAACCTTTAGCATCATCTGCATTTTCTGCATCTCTATGATATTGTTTCCAATCAGCAAGAGTTAAAAATCTTAATCCTTGAGATACAAAAGGTGCTGATTCTCCACTTACATTAATAGTAGTAATATAAAAATCATCCCAATCAACTGCAGAATAATCTGAAGTTATACTAGAACTACCATCTTTTAAAGTGTACCATCTTTGTCCTGCTACTGTAGGAACAGTAACATTTCCATAAAAAGGGTCTGTACCTCCACTAACTCCAGCACTAAAAAATGGTAATTCTGGTTCTGCATTTGCTATATCAAATAATGATTTATTTATAGCATCTTTAACAAAAGATTGTATACCTGTAGCTGAAGCAAATGTTCCAGATGTTAATACTACTTCATTAAGTTCTCTAAGAACTTCATTGCTCAAGTCTAGATATGTTGTAGCCATTATCTACCTACTTTTTTCTGTGCTGCTTTGTGTGCTTGTGTAAAAGTTTTACCTTTTTTCATCATGTTAGCCATCATTTTCATATGCTTACCAGTATGATGAACAGAATGTTTTTTCATTGTTTCTTGTTGTCTAGTAGTTAAACTTGATAAATCTGCACCTTTTACCATTACTTTTTTATTAGTTGTTTTTTTAGGCATTTTCTTTTTAGCAGGTCTACCTCTTTTACTACCATATGTACCCGGTCCACTTGGCATAATTATTCTCCTTTATTTATTAATTTTAATTAGGTTTAGCTTGTGGCATTCCACCATCAACGTACATCATTCTACCCATACCAGCTTTTTTTCTTTTCATCATCATTTCTGTACCCATATTGGCTTTTTTTCTTTTCATCATTTCGATGCCATTACGAGCTTTTTTTCTTTTTGGTCCGTACATTTATTTCTCCACTTTGTTTTTTTCGTTATAGTAACCCGGTCTTAAACTTTCATTATAACCAGCCATATCTTTACACATCTCTTCTTTTTCTTTTATAGATTTGTAATATTTAATATTTCCACTAGGTCT